CTGTTCACGGCTCGCGATGCGCGTGAGTCTGGGAATCCGAATCGAGTCCGGGGGTGCGTCATGGCTGGTCGTGGACCTGCACCGAAGGGCACGCGCTCTCGTCCCCGGGATCAGCGTCGCGCTGAGGACACGTTGACCGTCGTCGAGCCAGACGGCGAGGCTCACGGGCCTGAACTTCCAGACTCGCACGAGTGGCCGCCCGCTACGCTGGAATGGTGGGGGACCTGGCGCACGTCGCCGCAGGCCGGCACGTTCACGGATACGGACTGGTCGTTCCTGCTGGACACCGCGGTGCTGCATGCCGAGTTCTGGCTTGGCGACCGCAGCCTAGCCGCGGAACTCAGGCTCCGGGCGGCGAAGTTCGGCGCGACCCCCGAGGACCGGGCCCGATTGAAGATCGCAGTCGGTGACCCGAAGCCGAAGAAGGCCCCCGCGCGGCTCCCGGCGAAGAAGGCCGAGGATCGCAAGGGGCGGCTTCTGAGGGTAGTCGGCGGTGACGGGGAAGCCTGAGCAGTTCCACTCGCTCGGGTTCGCCGCGATCGACTGGATCGAGTACTACCTGGTCCACGGCCCCGGCGATATCCAGGGGCAGCTGATCGACCTGGATGACGAGTTCGCGACCTTCGTCTTGAAGGCGTACCAGGTCCAGCCGAGCGCGGGCGAGAAGATCGTTCGTCGGGCGTTCCTGTCCCGCGCCAAGGGCCGCGCCAAGTCCGAACTCGCCGGGATGCTCGACTGCTTCGAGGCGCTCGGGCCGTGCCGGTTCGATCACTGGGGCGAGGCTGGAGAGGTATCGGCCTGGGGTTACGTGTACGACGAGGGCGAGCCGGTAGGCGCTCCCCTCAACTACGTCGAGATCCTGAACGTGGCCACCGAAGAGGGCCAGGCGGGCAACACGTACGACAACGCGTACTACATGCTGAACCCTGACACGTGCTCGGATGCGCTGCTTGAGGACTACGGCCGCATCGACGTCGGCCTGACGCGGATCAGCCTTCCGGAGTCCCGAGGCTTCATCGAGCCGGTGACGGCCTCGAACGAGTCGAAGGACGGCGGAAAGTCGACGTTCATCGTCGCCGACGAGACGCACCTGTGGCTCCCGCCGGCCAAGGGCAAGTTCAAGCTCGGCAAGATGCACCAGACGATGGCGCGCAACCTGCTCAAGCGGAAGGTCGCCTCGGGCTGGATGCTTGAGACATCGACGATGTACGCCGAGGGTGAGGGCTCCGTCGCTGAGGGGACGCACGCCTACGCCGAGTCGAAGGCTGGGCGTAACGGCAAGCTGCTGTTCGACCACCGACAGGCGTCGGACGGCTACGACCTCACCAAGCGTTCGGAGCGCGTCAAGGCGCTGCGGGAGGCGTACGGGCCCGCGGCGGCCTGGATGCCACTGGATGACATCGCGGACTCCTACGACGATCCCCAGGTGGATCCGCGCGAGTGGGAACGGTTCTGGCTGAACCGACCGGTTCCGCTGGTCGAGGACGCGCCAGAGGTCATCTTCCCGAACTGGGGCAACCTGGAGGGCGCAGTCGGGAAGCCGACCATCCTCGGGCTTTCGGCGGACGTCAAGTTCACTCGCCTTCACCTGGGCGGATCGGATGGCGACTCGGTCGGCCTGGTGATGCCGCAAGCGTTCACCGAGCCGACTATCAGCCCGGCGGAGGTCGGGAAGCTGCTCGACGAGGTTGAGCGCATCGGCCTCGCCGTCGCCATGCAGGAGAAGGGTCCGGCCTGGCACCTACGCCCGGCTCTGGAGGAACGCGGCGTGGAGGTCATCACGGTCACGTTCGAGGAGTACATCGCAGCCTGCGGGGACTTCGACGCGCGAGTCACCGCCGGAACGGTCATGCACCCGGGCGACCCGGTACTCACGGCAGCCCTGGCGGACGCTCGGTGGCGCATCCTCAACCGGCGTCGCGTGCTGTCCCACATCGACCACGACATCTCGGCTCTGGAGTCCACGGTGCTTGCCCTGTTCGGAGCGAATCGGCCCGCCGAAGCCCCGCCCGCCAAGCCGTTCTTCATCTACTGAGGAGGGATCGACCATGACGCGCATTGCTGGCATCTTCCTCGTCACCGGGACTCTCCTCCTGATCGGCGGTCTCGCGATGATCCACCCGGCAGCCGGAGTCATCGCGGGTGGCATCCTGGCGATGACCGTCGGCGCGCTGAACCTGGAGCGCCGGTGAGGATCTGGGAGAGCCTGGTCGGGCGTCCGGCGGGTGAGAACCGGAACCTGTCGGTGAACGACTGGGCCGAGTTCTTCGGCCCCAGTTACGCCCCGTTCCTGACCCAGTCCTGGGCCCCGAACCAGGAGCAGCCAGCGTTCTCGGCTGGCAGCGCCTACCGCACGAACGGCCCGATCTTCTCCCTCGTCCTGGCGCGGATGCAGGTCTTCGCTCAGGCACGGTTCGCCTTCACTCGGTTCAACGGTGGCAAGCCTGGCGACCTGTTCGGCACCGAGGCCCTGTCGCTCCTGGAGCGTCCATGGCGCGGCGGCACGACGGGTGACCTCCTGGCCCGCATGGAACTCGACGTCTCGCTTCACGGGACGTCGTTCGTCCGTCGTCTGCCGAATCGCCTGCACGTCCTACGCCCGCTGTGGTGCACGGTCATCATCGGATCGAACGAGGACGCCGACCACCCGAACGAGGCGGGCGACGCGGAGATCGCGGGGCTGATCTACAAGCCGCCGAACGCGAAGGGCGTCGTCTTGCTCCCGGAGCAGTTCGCCCTCTACGCACCGATCCCGGACCCGGACAACATGTTCCTCGGTCTGGCATGGCCCTCGACCGTGATGCGCGACGTGCAGTCCGACGACCTTGCCGTGATCCACAAGCGGCGCTTCTACGAGAACGCGGCGACGCCGAACCTCGGCATCAAGTTCGACGCCTCGCAGTCGATCGAGCAGGTGCGCGAGTTCAAGGAACTCCTGGAGGCCGAGCACAAAGGCGCCTGGAACGCGTACAAGACGCTCTATCTGGGTGGCGGCGCGGACCCGATCCCGCTGGGCAAGGACTTCAAGGAGATGGACTTCGCCACGACCCAGGGCAAGGGCGAATCCAGGCTCGCATCGGCCGCCGGAGTCCCGCCGTCATGGGTCGGGTTCTCTGAGGGCTTGCAGGGTAGCGCGCTCAACGCGGGCAACTTCAACGCCGCGCGCCGCCGGTACGCCGACGGGACCATGCATCACCTCTGGTCGAACGCCGCGGCGTCGCTGGAGACGCTCGTCACTCCGCCGCGTGGCGCTCAGCTCTGGTACGACACGCGCGGCATGCCGTTCATGCGCGAGGACGCCGAGATCGCGGCCACGGTGCAGTCAACCGAGGCGCAGACCATCCGGGCGCTCGTCGATGCCGGGTATACGCCGGAGTCGGTGACCCGGGCCGTTCTGGAGAGCGACTGGTCCGAGCTGAAGCACACAGGTAACTACAGCGTGCAGTTGCAGCCACCTGGCGGATTCGAGGGCGCGGAGCCGAGTGCAGGAGAGTCGAACGAACCTGCCGCGGCTGACGCCGACAATCCGGGTGTCACCAAGCAGCGTGGCGTGGCAGAGACCATCCAGAAGGTCTACCTCGGCGTCGGCAAGGTGATCACTGCGGACGAGGCCCGCGAGATAGCGAACAAGGCGGGCGCCGACCTGGCGGTCCCGGGGCCGTTCCAGCCGACTGACACGACTGACGACGAAGGGGACAGCGATGACGACGCCTGACGAAGAGACGATGCGTTCCGCGCCTCCGGTGACCCTGGACGTCCCGGTGTGCCGCGCGCTGGACCGGTCGGTCGTAATGCGCGCCGACGACGACGAGAGCGACGGCCTCGGCACGATGGTCGGCCATTTCTCCCTGTTCGACGAGCCGTACGAGATCAACTCGTGGATGGAAGGAAACTTCGTCGAGAAGATCGCGCCCGGCGCGTTCAAGCGGACCATCAAGAACCGGTCCGGTGAGACGCCCATCCGCGTGCTTCTGGAGCACGGGTTCGACCCGATGGTCGGGGACAAGCCGCTGGGCGTCCCGACCACGCTGGAGGAGCGCGACGGCGGAGGTTACGCCGAGACGCCGCTCCTGGACACGTCCTACAACCGCGACCTCGCCCCGGCTCTGGAGGCTGGAGCCTACGGACAGTCGTTCCGCTTCCAGGTGCTCCGAGACGAGTGGGACGAGGAGCCTGGCACGAGCGATCACAACCCCAAGGGCATCGCGGAACGGACCATCAAGGAGGTCCGGATGATCGAGTTCGGACCGACGGTCTTCCCCGCATCCCCCGCGACGAACTCGACGACGGGCCTTCGCTCGACGACGGACGCGTTCTACGAGAAGCTCCGGCGCCGCGACCCCGAGGCGTTCGAGAACGCCGTCTCGCGCAGCCAAGCGCTGCGCCTCCCCAAGACTCCGGACGCCCCGGCGCCCGGTCAGCCCGAGGACCCGCCGACCCGGCACTCCGAGGACCCGCCCGCCCCTGTGGCGCCGCACTCCGAGGACCCGCCGCCGAAGCACTCCGAGGCCGCACCCACAACCAACGACACTCCTGAAAGGAACGTCGCCATGGAGAACATGACGATCGAGGAGCGCGCGGCCCGACAGTCGGAAATCCGCGCCCGCCTCGCCGAGATCGACACCGAGTACGCCGGCTCCGAGCTGTCCGAGGAGGCGCGCACCGAGTTCGACGGCCTCACCGAGGAGTTCGATCTCCACGAGCGCGCCATCGCGGACACCCGCCGGCGCCAGGAGGCCATCAGCCGCATGGCCGAGAACCCTGCCGCGACCGAGCGAGTCCGCCCGGCCGAGACCCCCGCGTTCCACCCGTCGCGCGAGAACATCTACGACCTGGGCGCCCTGCGTCAGCAGGCCCGCAGCGTCGACGACCTCCCGGGCCTGTACCGGGAGAACGCCCGTCGCGCGGTCGAGGGTGCCCGGTTCCCGGGCGCCAAGGACCGCAGCGCCGCACAGGAGCAGGTGGAGCACCTGCTGACGTCGGTGGACAACGAGGAGGCGACCCTCGCCCGGCGCATCCTCACCACGGGCTCCCCGACGTACGATCGCGCGTTCGGCAAGATGCTCGCGCAGAACGGCCAGGGCGGCCTGACCGGCGAGGAGCAGCGCGCTCTCTCGCTCGGCACGGACTCGGCGGGCGGGTTCGCTGTCCCGTTCCAGCTCGACCCGACCGTGATCCTGACCAGCGCGGGCGTGAATGACCCGCTGCGCCAGATCTCCCGCGTGGAGCAGATCGTCGGCAAGGAGTGGCAGGGCATCACGTCCGCGGGCGTGACGGTCGGCCGCTCGGCCGAGGCTGCCGAGTCGGGCGACGACTCGTTCACCCTGGCCCAGCCGACGGTGGAGGCTACCCGAGTGGATGCCTTCGTGCCGTTCTCGCTGGAGCTGGAGGCGGACTGGGCGCGGATGAAGGCGGAGATCACGATGGTCCTCGCCGACGCCAAGCGGACGGAGGAGGCCGCGTCATTCATGACCGGCAACGGCACCCCGCCGAACCCGGAGGGCCTGCTCACCGGGACCACGAACAACGTGGACCCCGCGACGGCCTCGACGTTCGCCGTCGCGGACGTCTACGCCACCGAGGAGGCACTGGACGACCGGTGGCTCGACAACGCGACCTGGCTCGCTCACCGCTCGTTCTACAACGCGGTGCGCCAGCTCGACACCTCCGGCGGCTCGAACCTCTGGGTGCGGCTCGCTGACGGTCTCCCCCCGGAGCTGATCGGCTACCCGGCGCTCCGCCACTCCGAGATCCCCGCGTTCGACGAGGACGCCGCCGACGACACCGTGCAGGCCGTGTTCGGGGACTTCTCTCAGTTCCTGATCGTGGACCGGATCGGCATGAGCGTCGAACTCGTGCCGCACCTGTTCCACACCGGGAACAACCGCCCCACGGGTCAGCGCGGCATCTTCGCCTACTGGCGGAACGCCTGCAAGGTCCTGGTGGACTCAGCGTTCCAGCGCTACGTGGCCAACGACCTGGTCTGACCAGCGGCCCATAGCCAGAGGCCGCCTGCACACCTCGTGCGGGCGGCCTCTTGGCTACCCAGACTCACGCACCCGAGAGAGGCGCTCCGATGGAAGACTCACCACTTCTGGTTGCGAAGACCAGCTTCTCCTGTTCCTACGACGGCCGCCGGATCGTCGTCCACGCAGGAGAGACCCGCATCCGCGCGGATCACCCGATCGTCAAGGGGCGCGAGCACCTGTTCTCAGGCGTCGGCGTCTCGCGCGGCATCGAGGACACCAGGGCCCGACCCGAGCCGACGCCCAGCGTCGACACGAAGGCCGTCCGCGCATGGGCCACCGAGCAGGGCATCGAGGTCCCCGCGCGGGGCCGCATCCCTGACGCCGTGGTGGCTCAGTACGCCGAGGCGCACAAGGACGCCTGATGTCCATCGGCGATCCGTACGCCAGCCGCGCGGAGCTGAAGCTCTACGTGGACAGCGACAAGACCACGTTCGACGACCTCCTGGACGACGCGCTCGACGCGGCGACGGTGGGTATCGAGCAGGCGTGCGACCGCCAGTTCAACAGGGACGCCGCAGCGGTGGCGCGGGAGTTCGAGGCGACCACGGGGACGCTGGTCCTGACCGACGACTTCCACACGACCGACGGCCTTGAGGTCTCGGTGGACGGGTCGACGGTGGACGCATCGGCATACCGCGCTGAGCCGCTCGGCGGCGTCGTGAACGGTCGCCCCGGGTGGCCTCGGACGCGCATCCGGTTCGTCGACGGCAACACGATTACCGGGGGTCGCGGCGAGATCGTCACCGTCACCGCGCACTGGGGCTGGGACGAGGTGCCGACTCCGGTCAAACAGTCGTGCCTCATCCTCGCCGCTGAGCTATACAAGCTGAAGGATGCCCCGTTCGGCGTCGCGGGAATGGACCAGTACGGCGCGATCCGTGTTCGAGAGAACCCCATGGTCATGAAGAAGCTGGCACCGTTCGTGCGGAACCCCGTGGCGGTCGCCTGATGGGCAAGATCCAGGACATTCGCGAAGCCCTCGCGACCGCCATGGCCACGATCGACGGCCTCAGCACGCGGTCCACGATCAAGGACATCGCAGACATCCCGATCGCCATGGTCGGCAACCCAGCGATCGAGTACGACAAGACCTTCGGCCGCGGCCACGACGACTACGACATCCCCGTGATGGTGCTCGTCTCCCGCACGGTCGACGACGAGTCCCAGGAGAAGTTGAACGCCTACCTGGATCCGTACGGAACCTCGTCGATCAAGGCGGCGATCGAGGCAGATTCGACCCTCGGCGGCGTCGTGGAGGACCTCCGCGTCGTCGGCACCGAGGGGCGCCCCGACATGTACGCCGTCGGCAGCGTCGAGTACCTCGGCGCGGTCCTGACTGTCCACGTGGTGGCCCCCGGAAAGGCGTGAACCTCATGAGCAAGTACGTCGTCAACGGCCCGCACAGGGTCCACGAGATCTCTCCTGGCGAGGTCATCGACCTCGACCCGGAGAACCCGGAGACCAGGCGTCTCCTGCTGCGCGGGGCGATCGTCCGGCAGCCGAGAAAGCCGGCGGGCGACCCGTCGGCGGACACCACCGCTGCCACCAGCGACGAACCAGGGAGTGAGTCATGAGCAAGATCATTCTGAAGGATGCCTTCATCTCGGTCGACGGCACCGACCTGTCCGACCACTGCACGAGCGTCACCATCGAGACGACGTTCGACGAGGTCGACCAGACCGGCTTCGGATCCACCTACAAGGAGATGAACCAGGGTCTCGGGGACGCAACGATCACGCTGAATGTCCTCCAGGACTTCGATGCTGCGTCGGTCGACTCCGTGCTGTGGCCGCTGTCCCAGTCCGGCGACACGTTCACTGTGATCGTCCGCGCGGACTCGGCGGCCGTGGGCGCCACGAACCCGCAGTTCAACATGACGTCGCGGCTGTTCTCGTACAACCCGATCGCCGGATCCATCGGCGAGTCGAGCACGACGGACGTCGCACTCCGCAACGCTGCGTCGACGGGCCTGACGCGGACGATCGCCTGATAGGAGGGCCGACCCATGGCACGCACAGCACTCACGACACGGCCGGTCACCCCGGCCGGTCTCGCCACACCACTCACGGCGGCGAACGTGGACGGGAACACGCTCGACGTCGGGGACGGCCTGTCCCTGCTCGTCCTGAACTCGTCGGCAGGCTCCGTCACGGTGACGGTCCAGACGCCATTCCAGGTGTCCGGGCTGGACGTCGATGAGGTGGCTGTCGCCGTGCCGAACGGTGCGGGCTCGAATGTCGCCCTCATCGCGCTGGACCCGCGGCTGTTCCGCCGCCCGTCGGCCCCGGACGCCGGGAAGGCGTACGTCGACTACAGCGCCGTGACGAATGTCTACGTCATGGTGGTCCAGCGCTAATGGTCGCCCGCCCGCCGATCGAGGTCGACGGGGTTCGGGATCTGATCCGCGCCCTCAACAAGATCGACCCGGCGCTGCGGAAGGAACTGGGCCAGCGCAACAAGGCGATCGGTCAGCGCATCATCGACCGGTCGTCTCCCAAGCCGATCCCCGTGGGCGCCGGCGGCGGTGCGACTCCGAGGGCATCGGCCGCGGCCAACGTGCTGCGGATCATGGCGGGCGGCACGCACCGTGCAAAGGACGTGCAGCAGTGGGGCAAGCGCGTGGTGTCCCGCGACGGTGTCAAGCGGCCGTACATCCGCCGGGCAGCGGAGGACGAGCTCCCCAACGTCGAGCGTGAATACCTCGACGCCATTCTCGACGTCGCACGTGCGGCGGGACTCAAGACGAAAAAGGGATGACCATGAAGCGACGCGATGCGATGAAGGCCGGGGCGCTGCTGAAGAGGCACAAGCTCCCCATCCATGAGGTGAACATCGGCCTGGCAATGCAGTTCCTGGAGGAGCGGGAGAAGGGCGAGACCGCGCTCTCCTTCCAGCCGTGGCTCGACGAGGAGATCGAAGAGGAAGAGGACGATGGCGAAGGCGTCGAGGAGGCTACCGATCTGGACGAGGACGGCCTCCCTGTGGTGAAGAAGGCCCCGCCGAAGAAGGTCTGATGGCGCATGCACTCGCCAGACGATGAGGATGCCCTCTGGCATCCCCTCTGTGAGGTCGATCCAGCCGAACTGACGGACGACTTCGACGAGATGGCGGCGTTCGCCGAGTTCTACCGCTACACCCCCGAGCAGTTCTGGGATCTGGACATGGACGACTACGAGGCGCTGCGTCGCCGCATGGACGCGCGCGCCAAGGAACAACAGGAATAGGCGGGGGGTGAAGCTTCGTGGCCAGTCGTGGACAGCTTGTCGTCCGGTACACCGGTGATACCAAGGGGATCGACAAGGCAAACAAGGACGTTAAGTCCAAGTTCGGCAAGTTCGGCAAGGCCGCGAAGTTCGCCGCGAAGGCCGCTGCCGTCGGTGTGGCCGCGGTGGTCGCCGGGATCGCCGTCGTCGGGAAGAAGCTGATCGAGGCTGGCGAGCGCGCGAGCACGTCGAACGCCCGCGTGCAGCAGGTCTTCAAGAGCATGGGCCAGTTCGGAGACCAGGCGACCAAGGTCGCTGGCCGCGTAACGAAGCTGTCCGATGCCATGGCGCGGAAGACCGGCATCGATCAGAACGAGGTCAAGCAGGGCGCCGCGATCATCTCGACGTTCTCGAACATCTCGAAGAGCGCGGACAAGGTCGGCGGTACGTTCGATCGGACGCTCGGGCTGGCAACCGACCTGAGCGCGGCGGGCTTCGGCTCTGTGGACTCAGCCGCGACCATGCTCGGCAAGGCGCTCCAGGACCCGACGAAGGGACTCACCGCGCTGAACCGCGTGGGCGTCTCGTTCACTGCGGGCCAGAAGAAGCAGATCGAGGCCATGCAGAAGGCGGGCGATGTCGCCGGGGCGCAGAAGATCATCCTGAAGGCAGTGGAGTCTCAGGTTGGCGGGGTGGCTGCGGCGACTGCGAACGCGACGGACCGGATGAAGGTGTCATGGTCGCAGGTGCAGGAGCGGCTCGGGCTCAAGCTGATGCCGGTGCTGGATGAGTTCGCGAACTGGTTCATTGCCAGCGGCCTGCCCGTCGTCGAGAAGTTCGGGGGGAAGGTCGTCGGCGTGTTCGGCCGCATCGTGCCCGCCATCACCGGATTCCGTGACCTCATCGCCAAGGGTGACTTCACGTCGAAGCTCGGCAAGGCGCTCGGCGTCTCTGAGGACTCGAAGCTCATCGATGGTGTCCTCAAGCTGCGAGGTGGCGTGCTGGCGATGGTGGCCGCGTTCAAGGACGGCGGCACCGACATCACCTCGTCGGGGTTCGCCGGAGCCATGGAGTCGATCGGCCTGGCAGCCCGCAATCTCTGGGACGCTGTCGGCCCGGTCGCATCGCGGCTGGGACCGCCGATCATGCAGATCGTCTCAGCGTTCTCGCCGCTCGGAATGATCGTCAAGATCCTCACGCCGATCTTGCCCCGACTCGCGGCGGCGCTCGGAAAGGTCGCTGAGGCGATCGCCGGCGCCCTGGCGGCTGCCGCGCCAGTAATCGCGAAGGTTGTCGAGGGCATCGCGAATCTCGCCGTCTGGGTCGTCCGGCTGGTCGCGCCGCTGCTTGAGAATGAGCGGCTCGTGAAGATACTCATCGGTGCGTATCTTGCGTGGAAGGGCGTGATGGTCGGCACCGCGATTGCGCAGTTGGCGATGGCTGGCGCTCAGAAGGCGGTGGCGATTGGCATGAAGGTCATGCTCGGGGTGCAGAAGGCCGCAACCGCCGCGCAATGGCTTCTGAATGCAGCGATGTCCGCGAACCCCATTGCCCTTATTGTGATCGCCATTGCCGCTCTGGTCGCTGGCCTCGTCTGGTTCTTCACGAAGACCAAGCTCGGCAAGAAGATCTGGAAGGGCTTCACGGACTTCCTCGGGACCGCGTTCGAGAAGGCCGGTAAGGT